AACTATGTAACAGAGAACCAATAAGTGAAGAAACGATTGCTCGGATGGCGTCTTTTGCTCGTCATAGAAAGAACGCAGAGATAAGTGAAGAATACAAAGGAACGCCTTGGAAAGATAAGGGGTATGTTGCTTGGTTAGGCTGGGGAAATTCGGAGGGTATTGAGTGGGCGCAAAGAAAGTTAAAACAAATCCGTGAGGATATGAAAGAAAGATTTGGTTGTGTTCAAAACTTACTTGATTCAGGTTATGGTGAAGACGAAGCGAGATTAAAATGTTACAGAAATCAGTATCCTGATACAGAAGGTTTCCCTGACAATGTATTACCGTTGTCAGAGAAAATGTCTCAAAAGTCATTTAAGGACGAATTAAACTACGAGGTTACCACCGTTGTAATGGAGCCAAATCGTTATATCGTTCGTAGAGATGAAATGACAGGTGAACTTTACTACGTTTTCTTCAGTCAAGAGACAGTAAAATCTATGTTAAAAAAGTTCTATAAACAAAACAAACATAAATCCTTTAATTACGAACATTCAGGATTAAAGTTAAATGGAGGATATGTCTATGAATCTTGGTTGACCGATGCAGATATGGATAAATCAAAGAAGATGGGATTCAATGTGAACCCTGGAACTTGGATGGCAACCATTAAATTTGATAATAAGAAAATGTTTGAAGAATATATCTTGTCAGAAAAGACAACAGGTATAAGTTTGGAGGGTTCGTTCTTATCAAGACCTGGTAATCTTAATTCAGTTGGTATGGAAAAGATTGGTGAAATGGACGGACTTCCAATATTTGATAATGAAGAAGAAGCGAGGAAATACGGTGTGGAGAAATATGGGTGTGTTGGAGTTCATCAACACAGACCGGGTGAATTCATGCCGTGTGAATCACACGATATTCTAATGAACACGTTAAATAATTTGTATAAAAATAAAGACGAAGTATTTATTGATGAGATTAGAAATATAATAAACCAGTTAAATAATCAAAATAATGCCAAATAATTATAAAGAAGCATTGGATAAGATTGCTACACTTGTTGGTTATAAGTTTAATAACGAAGAAACAACAAAAGTTGATTTTGAGAGAGTCGCTCTTGAGGGTGGTGAGGTTTTTATAACCAACCAAGCAGAAGGAGAATTGACACTCGGAGATACTATCTACATAGAGACAGAAGAAGGGTTTGAACCCGCTCCTTCTGGCACTCATCGTTTAGATGATGGTAGAGAAATTGTATTAGATGAAGAATCAGTTTTGGTTGAGGTTCGTGAAGAAGCATCTGAAGAGGAGGTAGAAGAGGTTGTAGAAGAAACGTCAAATGACGATGAGGAAATGTCTGAAGAGACAACTCCAAATCCTACAACTGAAGAGATTACCAAATTAAAGGAGGCTATTCACGATTTGTTAATGACTTTTAATCAAGAAGTTGAAACAATCAACGACAAATTTAATTCATTCGTTGAGGACTACAACGAATTCAAAAAATCAGAGTCCATCACTCCACTCAAAGAAGAGAGTAAAGTAAAACAAGATTTCTCAAAAATGAGATTGGAGATTATAAATAAAATGAAAAATAAAAAATAATTAAAATGAGTAAGTTAACAAAAGAAAACTTCAGTTTTGACATTTCTGCGATGGTAGATTACATCTCCGCAAATGAAACTGAATTGATGAGTAAAATCGTCATAGGCTCAAATATGACAGAGTTCGTATCTGTTTTCCCGAATATCAAAAACGCAGAATATGTCCCCACCTTTGAGACTGGTGACATAGATTCAATTTTGGCTACAGGTCACTGTGACACGACTTTCGGAGACATAACATTGGACGAGGTTGAATTGAGAGTTTGTGATTATAACGTCCAACGTGGATACTGTCCAGAAAAATTGGCTTCAACAATATTGGGATTGAGATTGTCTCCAGGTTCATATAACGAAGAAACTGGCGCTGAAGAGAGATTCCTTGAGGATATTGTTGCTAAAGCCGCAGTTGCGACCGAAAGAAAAATTTGGCAGGGTGAATCACCATCGGATTGTGTTGATGGTTTGAACGCACAATTAGACGCAGCGTCAGCGACAACTGTAAACGTTACGTATTCAGCGATGACTCCAACTAACGCTTTAACGGTTGTTGATTCTTATGTCACAGCGTTGCCTGAAGCATTGAAATTCTCACCAACTGTATTGTTCTTAAATAGAAACGATTACCAAAGTTTATTGTTAGCGTTAAGAGATGCTAATTTCTTCCACTATTCTGTTGAGGGACAAGAGCAGGCTCCAGGTTCAGTTATGATACCCGCCACTAATACGGTTGCTGTTTCAAGTGAGATTGGAAGTGGTAGAGCATTATTAACATACGGTAAGAACATCGCTTACGGAACTGACTTGTTAGAGGATTCTAACAACGCTGATATGTGGTTTTCAAAAGACAACCGACAGTTACGGATGTCTTTACAGTTTCGCGCCGGAGCGAAGATATTCTTCCCATCATTGTGTGTAAGAATATCGTAATAAACTTAAACAAAAAAAGAAAAAGATATGGCAAATAATTGCGTGATTACCAGCGGACTTACCTTAAATTCATGCGTTAATAACGTTTCAGGACTCGAGAGCCTCCACGTGTTGACAACGACTGGAACGTCAATTTCATTGGCGAGCGTTACGTATGATGCGGATGGTAAAGTAACCGCTATCTCTGGTTCAACAGCCGGAGAATTAAAGAAAATAGATCTTGTAAGAAACAGTGCTGCCGTTCTTTCTGAAGAAGTTAATGTTGTTACTCAATCATTGAGTTTCACATTTATACCTACTCTCACTTTTCAAATTCCTGGGTGGAATCAAGAGTATACTGAATTGTATCAAGAGTTGGTTAAGTCAGTCGGAACAGTATTCGTTGTAAAATTAAAGAGTGGAAAGTATTTCTTGGTTTCACCAAGTGGTATGTATATTTCCTCAGCGACAATAAATTCAGGAAGTCAACCTGGGGATTCGCAGATTTACGAACTTTCATTTACTTCTGATGAAATCATTAGCATTCCTGAAATGGACGTTACGAGTGATCTCGCAACATTCTTGACAGCGAGTAATATCACTGTTGATAGGGAGTAATAACCCCTTAATAAAATCGGGGGAGGGAAATATGTCCTTCCCCCATTATTATATTAAATTAAAGTATGCCTTACATAGATAAGAACGGAAAGCCAATTTTATGGGAAGAAGTATATTATGCTAATCAATACAAAAAAGCGTTAATCTATTATCCTGTTAAGGCTAAATCAATTTCAGGAACTCCTGTTCCAAGCCCGAGTGTAACTCCGACTAATACTCCAAGCCCGAGTATAACTCCGACTAATACTCCTACTCCGAGCATAACTCCTACTATCACTCCGACTCCCACTATCACTCCGACTCCATCTCCACTTCTAACCTATTATCTATTGACGGAAGGTGGGGATTCTTTGGTTACAGAAGGTGGAGACAACTTGGTATGGTTTCCTGTATAAAATAAATTAAATTAAAAATATAAAAAATGGCATTAAATATAACGGGAAATATTCAAATTAGTGGTGGTATAACCATATCTTCCGCTTATGCTCGTTTAACAGCAGATATTAACCAAGATGGTGATAGATTAAGAACTATGGTAAATTACTATGTATCAAAAGATGCTTACACTAATGGTAGTGGTGAGATTTACTTGTTAGATAGTATTCTACCCGTTTATGATTACAATAGACAAGCGGATGGTGCGGATTTATTAGATGTCGCACACAATAAAGTAAAGGCTGAATTGGAAGCGTTAGGATATTCAGTCGTAATAGAAGAATTATAATAATATGGCAAACGTAGCAATATCGGGATTACCCGAACAGACAGGAAAAACGGATAATGATGTTTTGGCAATCGTTGATAGTGGAGAAACTACAACATCAAAGATAAAAGTATCAACTCTATTAGATGGTATTGGTGGTAATTTATTGGAGAGTGATGGAACAAATAGTTTTAGAACTCCACAATACGCAACAACCGATACTGCTGGTGACGGACAACTTATTATTGGTGGTTCTGGTTCAACTATTAGTAATACTGATGCGAACGCAAGTATTATAGGGTCAAGAAATTCTAATCTAACAGACGGCACTGATGGTATGATAATCGTTGGTGGTTGGATGAATAATTTATCACACTCGGGGCCAAACTCTCGTTCAGGTATAATCGCAAGTGGATATGCGAATAATGCTACTGGTAAAAGAAACTTTACTTCGGGAGTTTTTAACACAAACTCAAGCGACGAAGGTGCTATATTAGGAGGTGAGTTAAATAATTTATCTGGTTACAGAAGTGCTATAATTGCGGGTAATAATAATACTAACTCACACGATACTTCTGTTGTATTAGGTGGTTCATCACAATCTACATTACAGAACAACGAAGTAGTAGTGCCGAAATTAAGAACATCACAATACGCTTCATTAAACTTTCCTGATGATGCGACAGCCGCTGCTAATGGAGTTCAGTTGGGAGAGTTCTACCATAACGCAGGAGCATTAAGAGTTAGGATTGTTTAATGAAAGAATACAAATTTTATAGATTTGTATATGACATTGAATTTGATATAATCAAAATTGATGTTGCTTTTCGTGATGTTAAAATTAAAAATAAATGGAACATAAAGACATATCCATTTAAGCCAACAGGTAATACAATGGATTTGGATTATTATATGGGTAAAGTTAAAGAGATAATTAAGAATGAGTAATTTTCGTGGTTTATCATCAAAGTTTAGGGATAAAGAAGAATTTTATTTTTTTGATAAGTTCGTTCCAGTAAATCCAGGGTTTCCAAGTCCAAGTCCTGTTCCAAGTCCAAGTGCGAGTGTGACTCCTACTCCGAGCATAACTCCTACTGTAACTCCAAGTGTTACTATAAGTCCTACACCTACAAGTAGTATCACCCCTACTCCGAGTATAACTCCAACGAGTAGTCCAATTCCTGTTACACCATCTGTGACACCGACTAATACTCCGACTCCATCTATCACTCCCACAATCACTCCAAGTATTACTGTAACTCCTACTGTAACTCCAAGTGTTACTATAAGTCCGACACCGACTCCGAGTGCTACTCCGATTGGTGAAAATGAATATGCGTATGTCATTGACACGACAATTCAAACGAGTGGTAGTGCCAGTGGAACAACATCAAATACTGATGAATACATATCTCCAGGTGTTATTACTGATGGAACTAATTATGTGATTGATTGGGGTGATGGTTCTTCATCTACTATCGCTAATAGTGTTAGTAATCTTCATACATATAGTAGTCCAGGTCAATATACAATTAGGATACAACCTGAAAATCCTGGTGAAAAGATTACAAGAATCCTTCATTACGCAACAAGTCCAGGTGACTCATCTAAAGTATTAGAAATTGTTAGTTGGGGTAATAATGTTTGTGATTACTCTAATTGGGAAGGTCACTTAAGAAAGTGTCATAGTTTAACGACTCTTCCAAGTAGTTCTCAACCGACATTCCCTGTTGGTTCTACTATGGAAAGATGGTTCTCTACGATGACTGCGTTTAACTATGATATAAGTGGTTGGGATGTTTCAAATGTAACGAATATGATAAGAACATTTGAATCTATATAAACTGTGGTTTCAGCATTCAACCAACCTATTGGTAGTTGGGATGTAAGTAATGTTACAAATATGAGTGAAATGTTTAGAGGAGATGGTTTATTTAATCAGAATATCGGTGGATGGAATGTTTCAAATGTAACGAGTATGGTTCGTATGTTTGAAGATAATACAACAT